CGAAACCCTTGAACTCAAAGTGCCCGCCCACGTAGTGTGACTTTGACTCATCGAGGAACTTCATTGCCTCAGGCTCACTGAGCGGCGTGAGCCATGGTATAAGATCAAATTTCACACCGGCGTAATCGATAGTTGTGGGCTTTGTGTAGACTCTCACGTGGCCTGACTCGATGAATTCACCGAGTTGGGTGTCTAGCGAGTTGAGCTCGATGGTATTTCTGAAGTAGACATCGTGGTTTCCCGGGACGATGTCCATCGTGATATCGTATTCTTTAAGCTTCTTCAGAAAGTGATTTCTATTGGCTGAGTACGCCATGAAATTGACATATTTGCGATGCTCGAAATAATCTCCGAGGTGCAAAATATGTTTGATACCATTGGCTATGAGATATGGGAAGAAAATGGTCTCATAGAATTTCTCTTGATAGTCTATGAACACTGGTGACGAATTACGAGCACCACAGTGAGTATCATTTAAGATAGCTATTTTCATTTTCTTGTGCGACGCCTATTTTCTGCTCCCACACGAGTCCAATCCATACGATCTAGAGGAACGAGTTCTTCTGCTTCACGCTTTGTAGTGACTTTGCCAGCACGATAGTTGTCGCGATTTACACGAAGCTGCTCAAGCAATTGAATAGCTTCGGTTGGATCACCCTCTGGACCGATATCAACGAAGCTGTCATAAGCGAGACGATCGATGATCTCGTTACGAATATGCTTTTGGTGAGCTTCGAGCATGCAACGGCGCAGGAGAGCGTTATAGCATACCATGGTAAAGTACCCAAATGCATTTACTTTGCCTGATCGCGTGGCTGCAGCTGGATTGAAGTTGTGGATGGCTCGTATGCAATTTTCTACAGCGAAGTCAATGAGCTCGTCACGAATTGCATGGTTCGCGATGAACTTTTTGTTGTACGTTAATCCAGTTGCGATACTCCAAAAGCAACTACCAATATAGTTTGGCATCTGTGGAATTTCACGACCAGCGTCGACTTCGACTTTGCGGAATTCGACATACGCGATTACCGCCGCTGAAAACTTTTCATTATCTAAGTAGTTGGCTTTCTTTTTCGCATCTGACATTAATTCATCTTTGTTTTATTTGTTAAAGTCTCTTCTAACTCAGGTGCTTCTTCGTCTTCTCCTTGATAGGCCGTAACCATGTCTCGAAACTGTTGTTGCGAATTCGCTGATAGAAAACTATGTGCGATAACTCGCGAAGCTGGAATAACAAATGTCTCTGTATCTGGTTCAAGTTCAAACCATGGAGCAATGTGATAGCTAGTCATTATGCCTTCAGGTGTAAGCATATGATTTGTGTAGATTCGGTATGGGAACTTTACAATAAAGGAATCTGTTTGTAAATTGATATTTACGAGTTCCGCAATAATACTATCACCACTCTGCATTTTGATTTGTATAAGTCTTTGACTTGATGTAGACTTAGGATTTGGCAGTTCAGCTGACATTGATATTCACCTCTATGATTTGATAGTCAAAGCCTTCTTCGTCATACATTTTGAGACGCTCTTCAAGGTGTCTAAAAGTATGATTTTTTCGACCTTTGTAGCAGAAGTTATCCGCGAAATCTACCAGCATTGAGGGTTCTCCATCTGGAGATAGTCTCAACGTGCGTCCAAGTGCTTGTAGAACTTTAACTCTAGATTTACCGGGTGCCGTAGAAAGCAGATTACGAACGTTCTTGATATTGACACCTTCGGCGAATGTGCCTACAGAAACCGTGGCTATTGCAGATTTCTCGCTCTCGAATATCTTTCGTATCTCTTCTCTGTCGTCCGCCGCAACACCTCCGTAGATTAGAAATGTGCTTCTTTTTCCTGTCTTCGAACTAATAATCTCGTGCAAACGTTTTCCGTGTTCTACCAGTTTGAACATGACAAGAGTATTTCCAGACATACCAAGCGCCAGATCTGCGACAAGTTTGTCTCTAGTTTCGCAGTTAGTGATGAACTTTATCTCGTCTTCGTATTTGACTTTCGAATAAACCTTTGCTATGTGCTCAGGATACTTTAAGACAAGAACTGCGATTTTAAGTGGCGCCAAAATTCCACGATCCTGTAGTTCTTTGGTACTGGCATACCTCACGATCTTCCCAAAGAGCCCTTGTAGCACTAGGGAATTTATCTTGTCACCGTCCAGAGTACCGGTCATTGATATTCTGTAGGGTGCATTCACACATAGTTGCATGATTTTCGTTAGAGAATCAGCTTTAAAGTGGTGTGCTTCGTCACCGAATACTGAACCAACTTTCTTAAAGAACAAGAACGGAAAGTTGATTAGTGATTGCCACGTCGTGATGACGACCTTCTTAGTGATTTCCTTTTCTTGTCCTGCGTAAATCTGTTGACAGTATTCTGAGACATCCCAACCATTTGCGGTTGAATAGTCTTCGAAGTCTGTATACATCTGTTTGACGAGATTTACAGTAGGAACGACAAGGATTATATGCTGGTCCTCTTCAATTAGAGATCTATCGATAGTGTATCTCATTAAGAGATAAAGTACAAGGCTTTTACCTGCACCGGTCGGCAATAGTATTACATGACGTTTATCTTGCAAAGCATCTAGAGAAGACTTAATTTGATAGTCATGCGGAGTAATTAGCTTACCGCCAGATGTGATTTCTAAGTTCGCTACGTACTCGAGAAAATCATGCATGAGCCCATCTGGTGTAGATTTGGGCCAACCAAAATAGGAATCATACTCAGGTACTACAGTATATCCACGAGAATGCCCCCATTCAACAATGAGATCATAAAGTCCAGCATACATGGTGCTGTTACGACCATCGTAAAGCCGAATATACCCGTCCCATTGCCCAGACTTGTATTTGGGACTCCACTCAAAGCCTTTAGGCCTAAATGAAAAATGATCCCGTAGCTCCATTAGCACGCCGGGATCTGCATTCAAAGTAAGATAAGAATGGTTCTTTAATTTAACTCTAATTTCCAGACTCAAACTTCGCCCAATCTAATGCCACTTGCAGATCCTTGTTTCTCCAATTCACAGAGTTCACAATTTCAACCAGAGCATCATAGCAAAGTTTCATTTCATCAATCTCGACTTGTTTGGCAACTACATCTGGATCGCATTTGATATAGTCATCCATTTCACTCTTCATCGGCTTAGAGTTGTTGCCGAATGGACCATAGGCCCAACCTAATGTATCTAATTCATCCTTCGTAAGCTTACCGTGATACCATTGAGTTTTCTTTAACTTGAACGCCGCCATCTCGCGGTTGAGACGGTTCATTTCGCGTTTGCATGCAGTTAGAAAAGTCAAGTACTTATGATGTAATTGTGGTCTTTTAACTGACTCGTCGCCTATTTTCTGCTTATTGATTTGCGAATCAAGTTGCCACATGCTCAAGATAGCATTCACGTCCATAAAGCATCCTATATAGTTTCAATTCTGAAGATATCATATTTGAGTGTAGCCGTGCACGTAAGAACTTTATCGGTTTGATCTTGCGTGCTGAAACCAATTTCTCCCATGGCTTCTACGAAAGCCCCTTCGTAGATGATCTTTACAATGGGAGTCTCTGACATGCCATAAATGATAAGGGTCACATCGTAGGTGGGCGGAGTATCAACGTTGAGGCACTCTAGCCACCAGTCATAGAGAGTTCTGTAATTGTTTAGAGCACCATCCAAAATGAATGTGACATCCAAATCAGAGAAGTCTGCTTTAGATCCGGCTACAGGTAGATCTCTTCGACCAGTAGAGAATTTGGCTGCGGGATTCGTAATCGCTGGATGTTTGAAATCCATGACTTCAGCGATAAAGTCTTGGTGATCAGGACTAGAAATCGTGAGAGCGAACCGTGTCGCCGTAAGGTACGTCTGGCCAACCATTATTGTCACCGATTACAAATAGAACAAGTCTACTATGTATATCGGCGATGGTGGTTTACATGAGATCATTATAACATACTGATCCTGAAAGTAAACAGAAAAATACCCAGGCCTTTCGACCTGGGTAAATTCCTTAGAACTTGTTGGGATTAACCCATCATGTTCTGGATACCGAAGATTCGGAAGTACACGTTTGCACGCTTAGTACCGATTCCTGATGGCGCAGCAGTTGTGCCTTCAGCGAATGGGTTCGTCTGCATGCCGTAACGAGTCTTGAATCCGATACGCGGCTGGAACGTGTCCTGGTGGATGGCGCGAACCATCGTCAGAGGAACGTATGGGCAGTAGAACATACCAGCGTCATACGCGTTTGTACCGCGATAACCGACGTTGACATAGTTGTCTGTAGCATACGGATCGATATAGACCTTGATCTTACCGAGCAGTGTACCAGCATACGTATTTCCAGTGTCATCAACTGAGAGTTCAGTTTTCAGTTCTGGTGTGTACGAGAGAGCACCCGTGATCGAGAGAAGGGATGCAACGTTTGACGAGCAAACGATGAAGTTACCCTTACCGCGACGAGTCTGCTTGGCAATCTCGTTGGATTCCCAGTCGAGCTGAAGGAGAAGACCCTTAGCTTTTTCTGCATTCCAACGACCGTCTGCGTCCGTCTGCAGGTCGAAGTAACCTGGAGTTGTGACGTTTGGTGTCTGAGCTCCGAGCTTGGCAACAAAGTTAATCGTACGGATTGTTTCACGGTTGATTTCCGCGAGAATTTCCGTCGAAAGGATGTTGGCAAGTTCAGCTTCAGCATCAAGACCGTGGATAGCTTTGAGATCTTGCGCGAATTCCATCGTGTAACCGGCGCGTAGAGCACGCTCTTTCGCAGTTACAGTGGCTTGCTCGATCGACATTGCCATTTCGTTGAAGGTCTTAGAACCCGCACCGAGGTCTTCACCTTGAGCTGTCGTCATACCGATACCGCGGCCGAAGTTGTCAGCGACGTCATCGTTTGTAGCTTTACCGTCTAGTGAGGTCGGCGTACCACCATCGTTGGTTTGACCAACGGTTGGAAGTGACGAAGACGTACCACCGTGGATACCAGAACCAGAGAAGTCTGAATCTGCTTCGTTGAA